AGTGGACGAAATATTGGATTTTAGTTTTCTTTAGATCATCGGGCGCATAGTTTCGTCTAATAGACAAAACTTTCCTACTACCTTCATCGACTGTAACGAGGTAAGGTAATTTTATTCCAGTTGGTTCACCATCTGCTCCAACATCTTCGAAACCTTCTAAGTCTAAATTAACATGACACTCTAACAAAGTGTAAACAGGTTCGTTCTTACCTGTCTTCTTAGTTCCTTCTAGTTCACGTTCTTTTTTAGATAGTTCTCCATTGGTATCTGTACCTGGAGGTCCTAACTCAACATCACTGTAGAAACCATTGACTTGTTGTTTTCTTAATTCGTTCTCTGAAATTTTCACGGTATGAATAACTGCTTCCGCATCGTCTAATGAGGTAGCTGTGTACGGAACAATTAATTCATCCGCTGGTACAAACTTCGATACCACTCTTCCAAGTGGTACGTCGTAGTAAACTTTTTTAAATGTAGATCCAGCTAGCGGTAAATGAAATAACATAGAATCAAATTCAGATTCGTATTCTTTCATTGTGTCCATGATTAAATAATTCATATAATCTTTAACACGACCTGCTTGCTGTTCTGTTTGTGGATTCTTAACTCCTATAACTTGTGTTCTGACAGGACCATCACTTGGTAATAATTCTTTGTAAGCTTGAGCTTGGAATTGTGTAACAGCTTCAGCTAATACTGGGTGTGTTGCACCTGAAGCTCCTTGGAAAGGTTCAGTTCTGTTTTCGTATTTAAATCCTAAAAGATCAAGACCGCTTGTGTAAGCGCTTTCCCATTCTTTTCTAGAAGATTTATAATCCATGTAGTTTTGAACCATTTCGTTTCCGATTGGTTCAACTGACTCTTCCGGTAAAATATCAGCCAAGTTATCAAAGTGAGATTCTGTACCTGACGTATTTATTGCACTTGGGTCAAAGTCTAATGTAACTCCACCGTCGTCTTCTGGGATGACCTCTACAGGTCCTTTTTGATCTTCTGTTTCTTCCTGAACACTAACTTCTTCTGCCATCTCTTCATCTGAAGGGATGTCAATTTTAGTTCTTGTGTTAGGGAGTCCTTTATCTATATCTGCCATTTATTACTCCTATACCTTCTTAACACGATTAAATAAATAAGACAAGCCCTGTGAATCAGGGTTCATGGATCTTGTCATTGCACCTGATCTATCACCTGCCATTTTAGCAATACCACCACCTGCTAAATTAGCAACTCCACCTGCATCTGCTATTGCTTGCATTTGAGATTCTTTTTTAATGTAGTCTTGTAGCTCTGGATAAGTCATACCTGTTTCTTGTTGAGTTAAACCAGCGTCTTGTAATGCTAAATCTATTTGTGGAATAGCTACTGTTGGATAAACTTCTTCCATTTGTTGCATTCTGTTTTTTAATCTTCTTTCTTCAGGGACACTTAACTGATCTTTTCTAGGAGCTCCTTGTGCCATGAACGGTGCCATTCTTCTACCACGTTCTGCCATAGCATACTCTTCACCTTTTGCAAATTCTTTTGAACGTTCTGCTTCAACATCTATTTGTGTTTTTGGTCCTAGTAAATATTTATTTATATAAGACTCACCTAATGCTTGTTTTATTGGCATACCTTGATCCATAAATTTATTTGCAGCAGCACCACCTTCAAATATAACTTCACCTAGAATTGCTCCTGGTCCTAATACTCCTTTTAAAAATTTTACAGCTTTACCTGATTTTGCAAGTGCTCTTACATTTGCTTGATCACCTGGTGTTAGTTTACCAGGGTCCCCCTGTAATTTTTCTACACCTTTTGCAGCGCACGATGTTACATTTAAACCTTGATCAAAACCTATTCGACCACCATTAGCTTTACCTGGACAACCTATTTTAGCCATTCTTACTATTACATTTTTTGCGTTAGGGTCATTTTGAAAAAAATTTGTAACTTGTTTTTCAAACCTTTTGAATTGTCCTTCTGGTGTTTTAGGTCCACTACCATAAGTTTGTCCATCTACTTCAACCATTACACCTTTTTTCTTTAACTCCCCTACTCTTGATAAATCTCCAACTTCTATTTCTTGTGAAACATATTTTGCAAGAGCATTTAAATCTCTATCCAAAAGTTGATAATTACCTGTAGCTCTATTTTTAACTCCAGATATGTGATGTTTTTCTAAAGCCGATTTAGTTCCTTCAACACCTACTTCACCTTTCATATATTTAAATAAATCAGATAAGGATATTCTAGTTGTATCTATGCCTTCATTTTTTAATAAATTTTTTAAAACTCCTTGAACAGGTAGTTTTGCTTTTTTTGAAACATCAACAAATTTTGCTGTGTCTTCGTAATCTGGATGAAGAGACATTAAAACTCCATCTGCATTTTTTCCTTTTATAAATTTTTCATTAACAATATATTTACCTCCACCACCAAATTCAGTATTATCTATAAACCCAACAATTTTATTTTTATTATTTACCATTGCTTTTATAGGAATGAAATTTTTATTTCCTAATTTATAAGACCTGTTCATTTGTGCTGCTAACCAACCGTCAGCTTTGGAAAAATCACCAGCTATTTCATAAGGTTTAGGGTCAGAAAGAAAATCTTGAACTCTAGAATATAATTGTTTATTTTCTGAATAGGGAAAACCTAAAGTGTGTTTTTTAAAATCCCAATTTTTTATTTGAGGATATTTTGCAATTAAATCTTTTTGAACTTCTTTTGGAATAACTCTAATACTTAAATCTTTTGTAGACTCTCCTGCTTTTATTAAACGATCAGATATTGTTCTTGGTTGGACATTAAATTCATCAGCTATATTAGCTATTGATATTCCTTTAGCACGAAGCTCTTTAACTTTTTCTATATTTATATCTTTAACAGCTGCTGTTTTTTTAGATACTTGTGATGCTTCTACGTCTTTTTTTGCAGCTTTAAATGCTTTTGCTTCTGATCCATATTCTTTTGGATCATAAGTTTTTGTAGGTGCTCCTCTTTTTGCATACGTTAAAACACCATCAGCTCTTTTTTTAATTGTAGTCTGTCCTTTATACTCAGGTCTTTTAAATATATTAGGATATTCTTTAATATGACTTTCAATAGCTTTTATAGCATCAACTTTACCTTCTTTAGTTAATGGAAATCTTTTTTTCATGCCTGGACCTGCTTCTGGATTTTGACTTGAAAATTTACTTAAATAAAATTTTTTTCCTGTACCTGATTCTGCTGTAAATAAATGACTAGTTCCTTCAACAGGTTTTACATTTTTAACTACCCCACTATACCCGGGCCGTGATCCATCATTACTGGGTTGTACTAGCATACCACCATCATTAAACATGGGCCGTGATTCTTGGATCGTGGCGCTTGGACCATCGTACAAGTCGCTTAGGTCTTGTATTCTTTTAAAGAGATCCATTTACTCTCCTAGCATTCGAGCGATACCGCCTGATGCTTTTGGTACAGGTATATCATCTACTTCTCTTAGTATATCGTCTATCTCAATTCCATCTGTATAATAAGGATCATTAAATGTATCTCCTTCAATTCTAGCATTAGCTTCTGTAACTTCTTCATACTCATCAGGAGTTTTCATTGCTTTACCATCTTTACCTTTAACAACTTCACCTTTTTTAAGTTCCATAATTTCAACATCAGTGATCATTTCGTCACCTTCTTTATTAATTTTTTTAATAATTGTATCTCCAGATGTTACATCTTCTTCTAATAAATATGTTGATTTACCATCTTTAGACTTTAATGTTTTTGCAATAGTTCTATCTGTTGTAGCTGTTGCATCATCTCCTAACATTTTAATTTTTTCTGCAAGTTTAAAGAAATAAGGAGGAGGTGTTCCTGCTGATTGTTTAACAACTTCTTTTGCAACTTCTTTACCGGCTCCTTTACCAAACCCAGAAAATATTCCAGATTTCGCTGCACCTATTGTTGCACCAGTTCCACCCATCAATTTTAAAAATGCTCTACGACCCATACCACCTGCCATGAATCCTGCACGTCCGCCGTTGGCTTTACTTTCCGTTTCTTCTTCGTCTTCTATATTTGTAAAATCAAAAATAGAACCCATAAATCTTGGAGCAGCAAAACTTTTTTCAATAGGAGGAACTTTATAAGGATCAGAATCTATACCTTTTGAATCTATACCTTTTGATGTTGGCACATTTAAACTACTACTGGGCACAGTAGGAACAAACTTCGCATCTTGAGGTGCAACAGTTCTCTTTTGTTTACTTACGTGATCTCCATCACTAAAACCTGCACGTCCGCCATCTGCAAAGTCTTCTTCAGGTATATTTCTTTCAAAGATATGGTCTTCTGTATCTTGTAATATTTTTTTAGATTGCTCTGGTGTTAAATTTTTATATTTACCTTTTCTACCAATAACAGAATTTGCTTCTTTCATAGCAGTGATTGGTTCCATAGATTTTATATTTTTAATAATACTGTTCACATCTGAAGTAAGTCTTTCATTGGCTGCTTTAAACATTTCTCGGTCTTCAACTTTTTTACTTTTCTTCATACCTCTGGCACCTTTACTAACTTGACCAGACTCCATTAAAGTTTTTACAGACTTACCACCCATGATCCCTGATCCTTCTGGAATTCTATTTCCTTCAAGATCAAACACCGGTGCTTTTTGTTTGCCAAATAATTTTTCTGTAATTTCTCTACCCTCTGCAGAGTTTGCAGGAATAGCTCTTTCTACCATTCTGCTATTAATCATGTTGATTGCATTATCTACTTGTTGTGGATTAGTAAATGCATCTGGATTAATACCATTACGTAGTAATCTATCCATCGTTATATTAACGTTTAAATCTACTTTGCTTGAATCGGGTAAAGTTATCATGATACCGTCGTCAGCTTTTTTTGTCATCTGACCCATGACCCATCTTCTAACAAAATTTATGCCTGCCATTAGTAATAATTCCTTTTACGTTCCTCACGTGGTTCATCCACGTAGTCTTCAGGGTGTTGTAATAATCCTGCTTGTCTAAAACGCATGATTGCTTGTGTAGTCGAGTCGACTAAGTCATCATGATCGCCATACGGAAACGCAGCGCATTCTTCAATAACGTCATCTGCGAATTTCTGCTCAGGCGCCCATATCATACCAGATTCAAACAAAGGTGCAACAGCATTTACACGTGAATGTTTATCATTTCCACGAGACGGTGTGAAGTTCACAACCGGTATATCCATCTGTCTAAGCTCATATGTAAGAGGTAAACCTGATGCTTTTGCCTCAACTATAACCGATTCTGGTTGCCAATACTTATATTGCTCTAATGCAAGTCTACGTAATTCAGGAAACTCATACCTACCTTTTATAGAATCTAGAAGCATTAAGTTAGCTCCTGAGTCTTGGTCAGGATAAAATACACCCCAAGTAGTAATAGCTGAGTAGTCTGCAGTTTCTTTTTTTAAAAATGCTGTATCATAAGATTGTATAACATGATGTAATTCTGGTATCCAATCATGTTTCCAAGTTCTCCACCACTCTCGTTTTATAATTGCACCTTCATCACTTGTTGGATTTTGCATCCATTGCGCGTTCCATTTGCCCGTGGGCAGTGTTGCTTGGACCTTCTCTAACTCATCGAGTTTCCAATACTCAGGCCATACAGGTTTTTGTTTCTTTGATCCGTGGTCCAAGATTGCTGGAAATTCGACCACGTGCCACTGATCAGCTTTAGCTTCTTTTTGGTTACTAACTAATTTACCTGTTAGATCTTTGTTAGACCAACGCGTCATAACTAAAATAATTTTACCACCAGGTTGTAAACGTTGTCTAGGTCCTGACGTGTACCATTCATAAGCAGACTCCATTGCAGTCGGACTCATTGCGTCTTGCTCAGAATGTGGGTCATCAATTATTAATAAGTCAGCACCCCGTCCGGTTATTGCACCGCCGACACCAGCTGCAAAATACTCACCACCTTGTGCTGTTTCCCACCTACCAGCGGCTTGCGAATCTTCTCTTAGTCTTGTTTCAAATATTTTTCCATACTCGTCACTATCAATCAAGGTCTTAGCTTTACGACCAAATCGTACGGCTAGTTCTCCTGTGTGAGTTGCTTGGATTATTTTTAACTTAGGGTTACGGCCCACCATCCACGCTGGTAACAAGTAACTTGCAAATTCTGATTTCGTATGACGTGGAGGCATGTTGACAATCAGTCTAGTAATTTCTCCTGTTGCAAGTTGATTAAATTTTTTTGCTATGTGTCTATGGTGAGAGCCTTCTATAAAATCGGGCCACACACATTTGACAAAGGACATGAAGTCATCTCTGGCTTTACCTTGGATTTGTTTTTCTGCATGCATGACTTGC